ACCCCCCCCATTAAAGTGTTAGTTAATGTGCCATTTTCAGAGAAAAATTTCAGGAAAAAATGAAGAAGAAGACAAAAAAAACAGTGGCGAAAAAGAATAAATGTACTGCCAACAAAACAGGTGCGGAGTACAGCGAATACCTGTCTAGGCAGTCTGCGCACATGGCAGAAAAGAGGTCGAAAGATCGAGATATACGAATACCTGATGTGGTAGATCCAGTGCGCCGGGAATCATGCAAAAAGAGTCTGGAAAAGTTTCTGCTAACATACCTTAAAAAGACATTCTCGAAGAAATTTAGCCATGACCATATAACCATAATCGACGGATTACAGGAGCGTATTTTAAATGGCGACAACCTGTCTATCGCAGCGGACAGAGGCAAGGGCAAATCATCTCTCGCGCGTGCTGCTGCTCTATGGGCAATACTGTACGGCCATAGCAGGTGCGTAATGCTCATTGCTGGTACAGACAGATTTGCCAAACAGCACATAAATAATCTTAAAGCCAACCTGCAAAAAAACGAATTGCTTGCGGAAGATTTTCCTGAGGTGTGCATACCGATTATTCGTCTTGGCAATTCTTCCAGGAAATCAGACAGCCAGACAGTAAATGGCGATTTTACATACATTAAATGGACAAACGAATACATCAGATTTCCAGAGGTGAAAGACTCGATATGTTCCGGAAGCGTAATAGCTTGTTTTTCGATTGACGGCGCAGTTAGAGGTTTCAACGTGGAGGATTTACGCCCCGACCTTGTGTTAATGGACGATATCGAAACACGGGCAACTGTAAAGTCATTTGATCAAACTAATGAGAGGTGGCGAATCATTCACGAGGATTGCGCCGGTTTGGCAGGGCAAGGTCAACCGCTTACGATGCTGTTTATTGGATCGATTATGGCAGTCGATTCAATTGCTGATCGCGTGACTGATAATATGGTATCTCCGGATTGGAACGGAATGAGGTTTAAATTCTTGGTGAAGCCTCCGGATAATGAGCAGATGTGGATGAAGTACATTGAGTTGCGGCAGGACGTTTACGGCGCTGGGCCAAAAGCTGCTGACAAATATTTTGCAGATAATTTTGATGAAATGATGAAAGGCGCAATAGCATCCTGGGATGAAAGCTACGACCCCAAAAAAGAAAAAAATGCGGTGCAACACTATTACAACGAGTGGGCAAAACATGGAATAGGTTTTATTGCCTGCGAATATCAAAACGATCCTGCCATGGCAATAGCCAAAGACGCCGATCTGCTTACAGTGGCCGACGTAATTTCAAAAGTCAACGCATATCCTCAGTTCGAAGTTCCCGAAACATGCACAGAAATTACGGCATTTTTCGACGTTCACGGCGCGGAAAAACATATCTATTATACTGTCTGCGGGTACTCTCCTGACGCGACAGCATACGTAATAGACTATGGGATGTGGCCTGACAATAAGAGCCGCTCATTAGGAGATATATATACAGGCATCCCGGAGGTAATTATTCGCAACGCGCTCGAAGACATAACGCACAAGGTAGTTTCGCGAACATACCAAACTGCATCAAAAGCCGAAATGCATATTTCGCGCGCTCTCGTGGATAGCGGATGGCAGACAGCGACGGTATACGACTTCTGCCGCTCGTCTAAATATGGGCCGTTAATTTCGCCATCGGCAGGCGAATATTCACGCGGAGATTTTATGGACAAGGCCAAAAAGGAGGGAGAGAAACGCGGCGAATATTGGCGGTATCGACGTGTAGAGGGCAGGCCGGTAAGGATCTGCCAATATGATACCGTACACTGGAAAAAGCAGGTGCATGGACGCGTTAAAGCGCCATTTGGACAGGCTGGAAATATCAGCCTGTGGGGAAGCCAAGGGAACATTCACAGGGCATATGCAGACCATATATGCGCAGAATTCAAGGAGACGGTAGACCATAAGGAATATGGCGAAGTCGAAAAATGGCTTGTTCGCCCTGGACACGAAAACCATTGGTTCGACTGTCTGGTAGGCTGTTGCGTGGCGGCGTCTATGCAGGGTATCTCAATCCCAGGAATGGAGGTTAAAAAACCTAGAAAGGTAATTACAAATTGGGGGGCGCAGTTGAAACGCCAATAGAAGACAATGAATTATCATGCCGTAAATGCGATTCAATTCTTTTAGATCTAATTCAATCGCAAAAATATATTAACGGTATACGCAATATCTATCGTTGCGTTCATTGCGGGAATGTATTTTCCGTAATAGTACCTGCAAAAAAGAGGTTTTATGTATGAATATAGCTACAGTAATTTCATATTGTACGCTGGATAATCGTTTTATAGATCATTGTATATGTCAGGCGAAATGCTTTTCAAACGAGGTTGTAGTTTCGTTGGCCGATAAATTATACGACGGAACGCCTGAAAACGTTGATATTATTTCTGACACTATAAAACGGAATGAACACTATGCAAAGTTTGTTAAATACGATCCTGCCAAATGTGTGGCAGCAGGATATAAACATGCGTGCGCATCTCGTTGGGTTGGGTATATTGCGCTAAGCAAGGCGTATGACTGGGTGTTGTTTTTGGACGCCGATGAGATCATAGACGGGCAAAGATTTCATGATGATTATCGTTATTTAATGTCTATACAAAACTATGATTCAAAGGGCGTGATTGAATTCAAGGCAAATTGGTATTTCCGATCAGCACGCAACCAGGCAACAACCACAGAATACGCCGGAACCATGGTCAGGCCATATTTCATTACGCAAGACAGGGTATTTTATGTTAATGAGCGAAATGGATTTCGGAATGTTTGGCCTAGAAATATTGCCAGCAATATAACAAACAGCGATCAGCTTCCATTCATACATCACTATTCTTGGGTCAGGACAAAAGACGAAATGATGCATAAGGTTAGGGGGTGGGGTCATAAGGGCGAAAGGAATTGGGAGCAAATGGTTGAAGATGAATTTTCCCACGAATTTAACGGGAAAGATTTTGTGCATGGATATAGCTATCGCTATGTGGAACCGTTTGTGGAGGTTGGCTTGTGATTGACTCTTTACCGTTAGTGTACAAATGCATGGAAAAGCTGGCATTATGGGCCGGTTGGCAAAAGGGATATATTTCGAAAGAAACATATATTAATGAAATCATTAAAATACATAGGAGGGAAAGAAATGGCAATATCGCTACTGCTTCCGACGAGGGGCAGACCGGGAAAAATGGTACGGTGTTATGAGTCTATAAAAAACACGGTGTCAAATACAAATGCAGTAGAGCTTGTAATAGTATGCGACGAAAACGATGACGAAACAATAGTTGCCGCCAAAAAACTCTACGGATTGCCAACAACAATAATAATCGATGAACAGAAATTCGCCGTAGAGAAATGGAATGACGCGGCCAAACGATGCACAGGCGATTTTATATGCCCAATAGGCGACGATATTGTTTTCGAAACAAAGGATTGGGATATAAAAATTCTGGAAGAATTTAAGCGGTGGCCATCAACAATTGGATTGGTGTATTGCGATGATAACACTTGGCACGGAAGCATGACAACAAATTTTTTTATCTCTCGTGAATGGTATATTATTGCCGGTCTTTTTCCTGATGGATTAAGGCATAACTTTTCAGATCGATGGTTTGATGATATCTCAAACGTTATTGGCAGACGTGTATACCGTGGAGATATATTACTAAACCACATGCACTATGCATTTAATCGCAGCGTTGAAAATGATGAAACTTACGCAATACAAGAGCCTTGGAAAAATCACGACAAACAATATTATAATGATACCGCTCATATTCGCATCCAGTTGGCAGAAAAACTAAAACAACGCATCCAGGAGATTGAGAAATGCTGAAGGTGCATGTCATTATCCCTCATTACGGCAACGATATATTATTGGAACAATGCCTTGATGGTGTAAGGAAAAATAAAGGCGAATTTGAAATTGTAGAGCATGTTATAAACAATAACCATCCAAACGAAAACCTTTTTTTTACTAAGGCAATTAATAATGGTCTTGATTTTGTCGGGCGGTATGATGTGGCGTGGCTGCTAAATAACGATTGCATACCTTACGAAAACTGTGTTTCTGCGGCATTACGTTGCCTTAATGGCGAGTATAAGGCGGCAATTGTTGGTAGTAAAAATATCTCAATGTCAAACCACGATTTCATTTATTGGGGCGGTTCTCACGACTGTTTTCCGGCGGGAGTCCATAAAACTGGCAGTGTTTCGGCTGGACATTTGGCAAAACGGACAGAAGAAAAGTGGGTTACGTTCTCGTCTGTATTCATTTCCGGGGAATTAATTAATAAAATAGGGAAGCTTGACGAGAATATGCGGCATATTTTTAGCGATTCGGATTATTGTTACCGCGCAAGGTGGGCAGGGTATAAATGTTTTTATGAACCTGAAAGCATTGTTTTGCACGCCATAGGAACATCAAATAATGGTGCAAGTGAAAGTCTCAAAAATATTATGAGGAATGACCTTATGTTTTTTAGGCGCAAATGGGTAGAGGGGGCTTATTTGGCGCTTGCACATCCTGAAATATACAAGCTTATTTAAAATTTAATAACTTTTTTCTTAATTTGCAAAATCTCAAACGTCTAAGTGTATAGAGAGAAATAATGTCGCACAATGGATATACCGAAGATGAACTTTACAAAAAAGCCGAAATAGAGGTCGATAAAATTAATCGCAACCTCCGGCAGGATATCAGGCAAGACGCCATACAGGAATATGTCATTGCAGCAACAGGATGCAGGAATAAAGTAGGCGTTAAAAACATGAGATCATATCAGCAGAAAAGCGGATTCAATCGTGTTGTAGATTTTTTGCGATATGAGGATCACAGAAATCATTTTCGATATGAGCAAAACGAAAACGATATTGATGAAAATCAACTAACGCCATTGGAAATACTCGAAGCAAAGGAACAGTTGGGACTTTTTACGTTATAAAAACGGCTAAATCCGGTTAGCCATAAGCGCCACATGCTAGGGCGCAACCGGAAAACATTTTAGGTTGCCGGGTCGATAAGTTTGGGCTGATCCCCTAAACAATTCCGATTGCGGAGAGAACGACGCCGTTCAGGGCTGAACACCTGGCGGCGTTTTCTTTTGTTCCGGCAACCAAAACTATTGGAGTAATTCATGGCTCAAACAGCATCCGTAATGGTTGGGAAAATTGAAGACGCGCTTGCAAGCAATCCGGGCGTTAACGAAATGACCATAGACGGCATGGGTACTGTCAAATGGGATCGCGCTAGGCTGATGGATGAGCTTGCCATGTGGCGGTCGAAAGCCGCAATGGAAGCAATTTCCGGCCCTCCGATAAAAATGTTTAGCCTTCGACCGGGGGCTGCGAATTGAAAATAATCGACCGGGTACTGTCAAAATTAGGCTATTCGCGCGAAAGCGGCGTATTGTCAGCTCTCCGTGCCGCATACGTAGCCGCAAACAATAATCGCCACAGGGAAAAACATTGGGGCGATGTAACATCCACCGACGCCGATAGCGATATGGCTTCATGCCAAAAAATAATCCGCGAACGATCAAGATTTGAAATGCGCAACAATTCATACGCGCGCGGAGTTTCTAAAATAGGGGCAAACTTCGTCATCGGCGATGGCCCTAGAATCCAGATGAAAACAGATGACGAAATATTTAATGAGAAATTTGAAAACGATTTTCACACATGGTCTTTAGCCGCTGACGCTGCAAATAAAATGTGTTTGGCTGACATGCTTAACCTGGGCGAGCAACAACTATATCCATGCGGGGAGTATTTTTTAATTAAATCCAACTCCACCGATAAAAGCAGAATTACGGATGTTGAATTGCGCTATCGCATGATAGAGCCGGACAGGATCGACACTCCCGATAGTATGACCTCCGACGATATGGTCCGCAATGGTGTACGGATTAACGAGAATGGCGCGGCAGAAATATTCTATGTGTTGAAATACCATCCGGGGCGCGGAATTTCCGACAGGTCGCACGCTGAATTCAGCGCCAGCGACGTAATCCACGAGGCAATTATTATCAGGCCTGAACAAACCAGGGGAGAGCCAATACTTTCAGCGGCACTTCCGCTGTTTGCTGATTTCAGGCGGTTTTCGTCCGCTACTCTAGGAGCCGCCGAGGCTGCCGCTCTATTTGCCGTGCTGCTCGAAACGCAGGCTTTCGACAATGAAACTGTCGCCCCACAGATATTTGATATTGAGCCGGGAACTATCGGCGTTATGCCTCCTGGTTGCAAAACATCACAGATCAAGCCAGAACATCCGTCTACCACATTCCCAATGTTCAAGCGCGAATTCCTGTCAGAGGTTGGGGCTGGCGCGGGAATGCCATACAACGTTGTCGCTATGGATTCGTCCAGCCATAGCTACGCATCCGGGCGTATTGATTGGCAGGCGTTTCACCAGTCAATTATAGTTCGCAGAAATCATATCAAGGTAAATGTCCTTTCTCGCATTGTCGGCGATTTCCTTGACGAGTGGCTGCGCATAAATCCGCAGGCCGATGAAACTGCGCGGCAGGCTTATTACAAATTTGGCGTATTGTGGCCTGGACTCCCGCATATTGACCCGGCAAAAGAGGCTAATGCTGTCGCTACTCAATGGGGAATGGGTGCCACGACGCTTGAGGATGAATGGGCGAAAAAGGGCTACGATTTCCGGCCAAAACTTGCGCAATGGAAAAAAGAGCGCGAAATGCTTGGGTTCGTAGATCGAGCAGATTCAAGCGCCGATAACGGCACCAATAACGATATTGACGATGAGGATAAAGACGATGAATAAGCAAAAATCGAAGCGCAATCGAAATGCCAAGCGCGCAGTTAAAACGCAACGGAATGAAGTTGTGAGTGGAGAGAAAATAAATGTGTCACGTTCTGCCGCCGTGTCAATACGGGATTCAGGCAATGACGGGGAAAAGATATTCCGCGCAGTCCTGTCTACAGAAAATAAGGTTTTTGATTTAGATGGTTCTCGCTTGGTGGAGCGCGTTCTTCTGATGGATGGCATTGAGAATTTGCAAAACCAATTGCCGATGTTTGACCAGCATAATCCAAGTTCTGCCCTGCATAGATTGGGCAGTATTCGCGACATTAAAATTAATGGAAATAACCTTGAGGGCGATCTTGATTTTGCGGACACCGATGACGGAAAAAACGCTCATTCACTTTATCGCGACGGCCACCTGACGGATGTAAGCATTGGCGCTGTTTTCATGCGCAATGACATGCGCACTGTAACGCCAGGCAAGACTCTTGAAATGTCTGGACGTTCATTTTCCGCACACCCAAAAATCCCATTACAAATCGTAACCCGCTGGACTCCGATTGAGGTATCAGCCGTCAACCGTGGCGCTGATTCCGAAGCCAAAGTAAAGCGGATGTTTGAACAAATAAATAATGCCGCAATGGAGGAGAAAGGCATGGACAACGAAGAAGAAGAAATTGAAGTTAAAGAAAAAGTGGAAAAAACGGAACGGAAGGAAATTGAAATTCCCGACATGACTGGTGCGGCTACTAAGGCCGTGAGGGCGGCTGTAGAAATCGAGCGTAAGGAAAACATCGCTCGCATCGAGGCTATCAGGAAAGAGGGCGAAGGTATTGATGAAAAGATTGTGGAGCGTTGCATCAACGACGGTCTTTCGTTGGAAGCCTCGCGCGGGGAGTTTTTGAAGTCCGTGCGTGAGAGCCGCAAAAGCGTCGGCGCTCCTTACATCCATATTGGAAATTCCGGGGATATCACGCGCGAGGCGATGGAAGCCGGTCTTCTAATTTCTGCGAGCATGTCAGATGTCGCCGAAAAGGAATACGACAAGGAAGCGGTTGACCGCGCAGACAAAAAGCTCAAGGGTGTCGGCTTTGAGGAGCTTTGCCGCTGGGCTATCGCGTCGGATGGTCAGAGCGTACCGTTGAGCAAGCGCGAGGTAATCAAGCGCGCATTCTCGACTGTCTCCCTGCCTGTTACGCTAGGCAATATCGCCAACAAGTCGCTGATGAAGGGCTATTCTTACGCTCCGCAGACGTGGGAAAAATGGTGTTTCACCGGAGAGGTTAGCGATTTTAAAACTAACACTTGGGTGGGCAATGCCATTACCAGCAAACTGGCCAAAGTCGGCCCTGGTGGCAAACTCCCCAATGCAGAGGCTGCGGAAACTTACGAGCAATACCGCATCCATACTTATGGGGAAACATTTTCAATTACGCGCGAACAGTTCGTCAACGATGACCTCGGCGCGTTTACCCAAACGCCGATGGCTATGGGGCGAGATGTGCAGAATAATATCAGCAACCTTGTTTATGTTGCGTTGCAGGCCAACGGCACCCTGACTGACGGATATAGCCTGTGCGGTACCGATCATGACAATTATATTTCCGGCACCGATACCGTACTAAACGACACGTACGGCGTTGGCGCGGTTTCAGCTGCTCTCGTAAAATTCATGACCATGAAAGATCTTGCTGGTAACTATATCAGCGTCATGCCTAAATATCTGCTTGTTCCTCCGGCGCTGATGTCGTTCGCGAAAAACCTTTACCAGTCTCCGCAGGTACTCGGCGCTACTACCACCAAGACGCCGAATATTAATATCCATGCTGGATCGTTTGAGGTTATCGCTGAGCCGCGATTGAGCGATAGTAGCTATACAGGGTATAGTTCTACCGCCTGGTATCTCGTGGCCGATCCATCCGCAGTGCAGTCTATGGGCGTATTTTTCCTGCGCGGCCAGCGCAACCCCACCATCGAGCGCGTAGACGTAGACAATGATACTCTCGGCTACAAATGGCGCGTTTACCATGACGTCGGCGTCAAGGCAGTTGATTATCGCGGCTTGGTCAAATCCAAGGGCGCTGCCGCCTAATATTATTATTAATTGAGGAGGATAGAAATGTCGCAGAAAGCAAGGTTTTTTAAAGAAAGTGGTGTCATTGATTACACCATGGGTACGTCAGATGGTACTGCCGGATATCCGTATCTGGAGGGCGATAAGGCTGGCGTGCTAACTACCGATTTGGCCGCCGGTGAAGTTGGTTCTCTTACCGTATCCGGTATCTGGAATTTTAACAAAGACGCGTCCGCAGTTACCGCCGGTGACTCCATATTTTGGGACAGCGACGGCACCGATGTTGACGGTGATGCAGGCGGCGGCGCGGCTACTACTACGGTTGCAGATTTTTGGCTGGGGCGCGCTTTTGCTGCTGCCGGTACTGATGCAACTACGTGTTATGTTGTGCTCAATGAGGCTGGCGCTGATGATGTCAACGCCGATATCACCGACAATACTGACGGCACTGCTGCCGCAACTCTCGGCACGTTTAGCGCTGGCGGTACTTCCTGGGCAGATGATGTAACTGTCGTGCAGAATGGCATGGCTACCCTGTGCGCGGAGCAGAACGCGATTAAGGCAACTTTGCGCAAGGCCGGTATTCTCAAGTCGGCATAAGGAAAATAAAAATGGCGGTAGAGTGGAGCGCACTGACAGACGCATTATTTTCAGCGACTATGTCCAGCGAGTCAATTACTTATTCTCGCGGCACTGATAGCGTTGTGGTCAGTGCGTTCCGCAATACCCAGACTGCCCAATATGCCAGCATTGAAAATGTGGAAACGATTGATGATACGGTTTCATTCCGGGTAAGGGTTAGCGAAATGTTGTTTTCTGCTGTTGAATTTATTCCGGCTAAACACGACAAAATTGTTGACGCAAACGGAATGCAATATGATGTGCAATACTACGAGCGAGATGGCAGGGGATTGACCTATAATATCAACACTACAAAGGTTGATTTATAATGTCATACATGACTGTTCCGCAAGCAGACAAGTTTTTGTCTAGTTTGGAAAACCCAGGTAAATGGGGATGGAAAACTACTCACGATAAATGCGCAACTTATCTTTTGCGTGGGCATAAAAGGCGCATACGCGGCCATAAAGATCCAGATGGTAAAGTATGGCAAAAAATATTTGTTCCTCCA